CGGTGCGGAGTTGGCCGGCGTTCGTTCTTTGTCTGAGTGGCAGCGCACGGAGGTGCTGAAGCAGCAGGCGGAGCTACTGCGCAATTCGGCTGCCCGAGAGGGTGTTCGGCTGGATGTTGATCAGATGTCTTTTCAGTCGGATGTGGACCGCCGGAAGGCGGAGTCTAGGTTGCGGCAATTGGCGATTCCGGAAGCCGCGGCTAGTGCTAAGTTCTATGGTGGCGATATAGGTGGTGCGAACCCCTACGTTCGTCAGTTTCTTGAGGTTCTTCGTGGTCTATCGAGCGCAGGTGCGCATTTGAGGGGACGTTGATGTTTATTCGTAATGCTTTCAATTATGACCGTGATGCGGTTTCCCGTGAGACGGGAACTGCTTGTGATCCTGCTACTGGTCGGACGCAGCAGCAGTTTAAGGAGGAGTGTGATATTCGAACGATCGTTAAGCGTTTTGGTTTGACGGGCAAGGTGCCCGTCGGTTTCCGTATGCCTGAGAGTGGTGATTTTACGGGTGCTGGTGATTTCCATGCTTCCATGAACTATATTAGTGCTGCGAAGCAGGAGTTTCTGAAAGTGCCGCAGGAGATTCGGCGGCGGTTTGATGAGGACCCGATGCGGTTCGTTGCGTGGTTGGAGGACCCGGCGTCGCGTGAGGAGGCGACGAAGCTGGGCTTCTTCAAGGAGCCCGATGTTCCGCGTGCGCCGGAGGCGCCTAAAGCGTAATTTTTTTGGGTGGAGAGTGTTCGGGGGGCTTGCGCCCCCCGTTTTTTTGTGGTCTACTTGTTGCGTTGCCGATGTTGGCAACGTTTTTTGAGGAGCTGCGATGGCAGTGACGTTTGTGGTGGCCGTGCATGACTCGGCCATGGATGCGTTCTCGAGGCCGTTTCACGTGCCGACGACGCAGGCCGCTGTGCGGTCGTTTTCTGATGAGGTCAATCGTGTGTCTGCTGATAATCCTCTCAATGCTCACCCTGACGATTTTATTTTGTATCATTTGGCTATGTTTGAAGATGAGTCGGGTAGGTTTGAGAATTTGTCGAGTCCTGCTCAGCTCGTCAGAGCGAAGGACGTTGTTGTTAAGAAAGGAGCCTAATTGTGACTTCTAAGCGTTCTTATGCGGCTATCTGCCGCGAGATTCAGATGGTTAAGTCGGTTGTTACCGACGAAGTTGTGCGAGGCCGCCTTGTGGCTGAGTTGGAGCGCGAGCTTGCTGTTCTTGCTGGTGTTTCTATTTCTGATATTAGGCAAGGTGCGCTGGAGTTGACACCCCCGGTGTCTAGCGTTTCGAGTTCTAAGAAGTAGCTTTTCGCGTGCGCGCGTGCGTAGCTGTTCGCGTGCGCGTGCTCTGCTACGTCTCTACTCGAGAGCGTGTTGGGGTGTGGCGCCGCCAGGCGCCAGGGGCGAAGCCCCTAGACCCTAGGTCAGAGCCGGGATTGCCCCGGCTCTTTTTCCCCCCGGGAGGGCCGCGAAAGCGGGTTGGCACAGTGCTATTACTTGTACTTAACTGTGCCAGGTGGTCCCTGCTTGTCAGGGCCACCTTTGGGGGGTTAGAGTGGGGGCACCGGCTCAGGCCGGCCCCCCTTTTTCAACCTTTGGAGGTCATTGTGAAGCGTAGGCAACCTGTGAATAAGCACCGCTCGGCGGTCGTGTTCCGCAAGCAAGTTCAGAAAACGAAGATGCCGAACATGGCCGCGGTGCAGCGCGGCGGCATTCGGCTGTAGGTCTTGTGCCGTGCTATCACCCCCTGAAAGCCTTCAGAACGGCTCAGGGGGTGTCGTTTTCGGAGTTACGGCGTGATGATCACCTTGGCGACATTGAGCTCCCCTGCGGGCAATGCATAGGCTGCAGGATGCGCCGGGCGTCTGACTGGGAGCTCAGGGTGATGCACGAGGCCTCACTGCACGAGGATAACTGCTTCGTTACGTTGACGTATGCTCCGGGGAAGTTGCCGCCTTATGGTTCGTTGTGTCATGAGGACGTGCAGAAGTTTTTTCGAGCGCTGCGCAAGAAGTTGCGGAAGCGCGTTCGTTTTTACATGTGTGGCGAATATGGAGAGGAACATGGTAGGCCCCATTATCATCTTTGCCTTTTTGGTGTTAATTTCCCCGATCGAATTTTGTGTGGGCGTTCGAAGTCCGGTCACGATTTCTACAGTTCTGACTTCTTAAGTAGTTTGTGGCCGCATGGGAGTGCTACGGTTCAGGAGTTGGTGCGTGAGACTGCATCTTATTGTGCGCGGTACATTATGAAGAAGGTTCTTGGTGATGCTGCCAAGAGTCACTATTCTGTTGTTGATGCGGATGGTGTGATGCATGAGTTGCGGCCAGAGTATGCGGCTATGTCGTTAAAGCCCGGTATCGGTGCTGGTTGGTTTCGGAAGTTCTCGGGTGATGTCTACCCGGGTGACTATGTGATTTCTAATGGCGCGAAGCGCCGGCCGCCGCGTTATTACGATAAGTTGGCGCGGAAGGCTGAGATTGATAGCGATTCTGTGGAGTTTGCGCGTGTGGAGCGCGCTAGGGCTGCTCGGGATAATTGTACTCCTGAGCGTTTGGTTGTGCGCGAGGTCGTTCATGAGGCCCGCGTGCGTAATCTTCGGAGGACTGGAGCATGAGTTTTCATAATCGTTCGGTGAATGTTCACCAGTTTGCGATGACGCCGAAGCCGGAAATTCCGCGTTCGGCGTTTAATATTGAGTTCACGCATAAGACTACGTTTGATGCGGGCTATCTGATTCCGGTGCTCTGTGAGGAGATTTTGCCGGGTGATTCGTTTAAGGTGCATATGACCGCGTTTGCGCGGCTTGCGACGCCGATTTTCCCGTTGATGGATAACATCCATCTGGATAGTTTCTTTTTCTTTGTGCCGAATCGTTTGGTGTTTGAGAACTGGGCGCGCATGATGGGTGAGCAGGATAATCCTGGTGATCCTACGGATTTTGGTATTCCCTATGCGCATTGGACCGGCGGTTGGCCGGTTGGTTCGATTGGTGATTACTTTGGGTTGCCGACTGTGGGTCAGGCGACCGATCATGGCGTTAATGCGTTGCCATTTCGTGCGTACAATTTGATCTACAACGAATGGTTTCGTGATGAAAATTTGATTGATCGCGCTACGGTGAAGAAGGACGACACGCCGGATGATGCGGCGGTGTTGTATCCGTTGCGTCGGCGTGCTAAGCGTCCGGATTATTTCACTACGTGTTTGCCGTGGCCTCAGAAGGGTGAGACGGTTCAGATGGCGTTGGGCGGTACGGCGCCGGTTGTGAGGATTGATTCGTCTAGTCGGCCGTCGTTTTATATTGATCGGGCTGATGGGCAGTTGGCTGATTTGACCTTTGGCATGGTCAGTGAGTATGGTGTTGGTGTTGCGGTTGCTCCGGATACGGGTGAGTTCGGTAGTTTGCGATGGGGTACGTCGGGACTTATGGCGGATTTGTCGGAGGCGACGGCGAATACGATTAACGCGTTGCGGATGTCGTTTCAGATTCAGAAGCTGTTGGAGCGCGATGCGCGTGGTGGTACGCGGTACACTGAGATCATTCGGTCGCATTTTGGTGTGTTGTCGCCTGATGCGCGGTTGCAGCGTCCCGAGTATTTGGGCGGTTCTTCGCATCCGTTGCAGATTACGCCGATTGCGCAGACTTCTGGGTCGCCTGGTGCTGGTGCTTATACGGACACGCCGCAGGGTAATTTGGCGGCGATTGGTACGTGTGTGACTAATGCTTCTTTCTCGCAGAGTTTCACGGAGCATGGTTATATTATTGGTCTGGTGAATGTTCGTGCTGACATTACTTATCAGCAGGGGAAGCGTCGGCATTGGGCTAGGTCGACGCGGTTTGACTATTACTGGCCGGCGTTTGCTATGCTCGGCGAGCAGGCGGTGTTGAACGATGAGATTTATTGCCAGGGTGCGGATGCGGTCGGGAATCCCGATTGGTCGGTATTTGGTTATCAGGAGAGATGGTCGGAGTATCGTTATTCTCCCAGCCAAGTTTCCGGGTTGTTCAGGTCGACCGCTTCAGGTACTTTGGACGCGTGGCATGTGGCCGAGCGGTTCACGGCTCT